ATACCAACGCGTCGTCAACAAACCCAGCGTAGCCGTGCAATCCGGATTGCCCGCACCGGCGGTGGTTTGCGCCACACTATAAGACAAGCCAGCCGGAACAGTGTCATTCACATAATAAACACAGCGGATATCAATGTTATTGCCAGTCAACCCCTTCCACGCACAGGTCAAATCCAAAATAGCCGGATTCGTATCTATCGCCGCCACTACCGGCATCCCGACAACCGCATTGATCGCCAGCACCAGCGCCGCCACCACTTGCGCGGCAGTCTCCCCTGCAATCACCGCCACCTGAGCAACCATGCCGCCGATATAGACATTCAGCGTACCGCTGGCGGTGGCCGTGCCCGTCCAGGTCATCTTATTGACTGATGCCACCCCAGCGGCATTGTCCGCCAGCCCCACCGCATACAGCTGCAACCACGGTTGCGCCGCTTGCGCCGCCTTAATCATCTGCGACAACATCGAACCCTTACCGAACAGCACATCCGGCGGGGTATTGCTGGCGCTGACATTAGTCACCACCCCAGCCGCCACCGTACCGCTGGCAAAGGACTGGCCAATAATCAGCCCCTTTCCCACAAAAGTACTGATCTGCGACGGCGCACCGGCAAACTCAATATAAACCCCCGGCAACCTCAGTGCCGACGGGACCGAATCAAATGCAATGGTCATACAACCACCTCCTTATGGGTCACAGCAGAGATTTGACTGCCAAAATGCGTGGTCACAACAGGCGGGGGCGCAACCATTTCCAGTGCCCCATCCCGGACATGGGTCAGGTAAAAATGATTGCGCGGCACCTCCGCGCCATCCGGCGGCATCACAATAAACAGCCGTTCCGGCTGCCGGATACGGAACAGCTCGCCGGTCTCAGGGTTAATAGTGGGTTTAACAAACATATTTCAACCTACGGTAAAGTGATAGTGGTCGTAAAATCGTCCGCGCCTGGCGTAGTCAAGCTGGAGTCAATGTTCAAAATCAGGAAATTGGCCAGCGCAGCACTGTCCAACACCGCATCCAGCGGCAATCGTGGCAGCTCAAATTGCATCCCATACACCGCCCCGCCGCTCTCCAGCAACACATTGCTGAATAAATTGTTCACGCTTTTGCCGCGCAAACTGCCCGCCCCGGCGCTGAATAAATTGGTCACGCTTTTGCCGCGCAAACTGCCCGCCCCGGCAATGGTATAAGCATTCAGTGCCGGGATCAGCGCCTCGATGATGGTATACGCGCCGATAATGTTTCCGGCACCGCGCAACCGCGTCACCGCATTCGCCCCCAGCGTCACCACATACACATCGAAGCGGGCATTCAGCAGACAGTTATTGGACATCACCAGTTCGCCGCCGTTAAACGACACATACACGCCCGGCGCTTTTTGCAACAGCAACTTCAAAAGCTCCAGCGACCAGACCCCAGGCAGCGGGCCGGTCGCGTTCAGCACACCCGGCAGCGTGGCGTTGACCACCGCCAAAATGCTATCCTCAACGCCGGAAATGATGCCCATCACCAGCAATCCCGGCCAAACACCTTTTGCATGGATTGGAATATTATGGGTGTGTCCACCACCTCCATCACCCCGCCGCTATCCAGCCCCGGGCTAAACTCGCCCTTGGCGATATCCTTCAGTATGCTCACCGCCGCTTTGTAGCGGGTGACCACCAGATCGGGCGCCACCGTGCCCCACAAATAATAACGCGCGATATCGCATTCCAGCTTGATCAGTATCTCCGGCACATCAGTCAGCGGCAAAACCACCTTGGCGGCAATATACCCATTGATCAACTCGTCCGCATCAGCCAGTGCCACCGCCACCACAGTGGCATTGATGACACCCACATTGGCTTGGTCAGACAACTGCTGAATCTCTGACGCCCCAAAACGGTCGATTAAATTTTGCTGCGTCGCATAACTCATAAAATCACCGATGCCCCAATCGTCGCGGTCACTCCAGGGGTAGTGCCGCCAATCGCATATAAAACCCTAAATGTCCTCGGTAAAACCTGCGGGCTGGACACATTGACCACAGCCGGTGCGCCCGGATATACCGTCAAATTCGTAAAACCCACTGCTGCCAATGCCGTTGACTGCAATAACGTGTAATATTGCCCGCTAGCCGTATCCTTGCCCTGCACCGTCACCGTCAGGGTCGGGGTAGTCCCCGCCAAAGCCGTAATATTCACGCCCAACTGCAAGCCGCGCCCGTTATAATTGGTCTGGTCCGCCGAATTGCCACCCGCACTGGCAGCCGCCAACGTCACCAATGCCCCGGCATCCACATTGCCGCGCTGCCGGTCTGCCGTCGCACCATTAAACAGAGCCGGCGACTCCATCACCACGTTTTGCGCCGCCACACCGTCCTGCGTGGCCGCCCGCTCCAAATAAAACAACCCGCTCACCGGGTCGTACACCGCCTCTTCCTCAATACCCATGCCCAGCGGACTAAAACCCGCCAATCCCGGCCCGGAAACCGCAAACGACTCAAACACCAAACTGGTATGCCCGGCATTCACCACATTAGTGGTAAAAGTCACCGCTGTACCGGACACCGACTGTATCGCCACCGCCTCCGCCGTGCTGCCGTTCAAAACCACCGACATCCCCGCTTTCAGCGTTGGCGGCGCATTCGCAGACAAAGTCGCCGCCGCCTGCCCGGTCGCCGGGCTGCTGGCCAGAGCCAAGGTCTGCGAAAATTTGCCCTGCAGCGACCGCGCACGGTCAAAATTGCCATGCGGCCCGCCCCCATTAAACTCATACTCGGCCGCCACAGCCGTACCAACACCACTAGCACCATCCAACTCACCCGCCGCCGACCGCTCTGCCTCCCAGCCGCCAGTGGAATTCAACAAGAACGTACCATTTGCCGCAATGCCCGTGCCCGCCGTACCATCCGCAATCGTTGCATCCCGCGCTTGGTTATAGGCAAACGAACTGACCGCCACGCCAGACGCATGGTTTTTCGTAAACACGCCGCTAATATTTGTGGTGCCGACACCCGTCAGCACCACAAATTCTTGGTTCACCCCGCTATCAATCGAAATCACCGACCCCGCTGCCAGCGACAACACTTGCCCCCGCGCCGAAAACGTCAAACCACTCACCGTCACCGGCTGCGCTGTCGAATTCTGCACAATGGACGCACTCGTAGTAATCCCCGAAATAGGCGATGCCAACTGCTGGGTACCCGAAGCAATCCCCACCGCTGGGACTCCATCCAACCCCGTTTCCCGCTGCCGGTCCAGATTATTGGCCTGGTTAAGCAACTGTGCCACACCACCACCCATCAACGCATACGCCGCATTCAGCTGTTGATTATCAGAATTGTGGAACTGTGCCACCGTCACCAGATTGCCGCCAGGCCCCAAAAGAGCCACCATAGGATTAGTTACCATTAAAACTCCTCGCATAAAACGCATGGCCTGACGAAGCGCCCAATATGGACACCGCATTGGTGGTCAGTGACTCAGAACGGAAATATCCCCCCGGCTTAACCTCAATCGAGTTGACAGTGGCCACCGCCCCATCTGACACAAACAACGACTCAGTCGCCAAATACGGATTAAACAGCTCAAACAGATAGCCCATATTCATCGCCGGAAACAAAACTTGGGCAGTGCCACCCACTTGAATAGATGCACTGGCAGGCGCAGTCACATTACTCATAACCTACTCCGGCAGGGCCACCCGCTGCACTTTCAAGTGCGGCGAACCCTCCAACACAGCCAGCGCCTCATCATCCAGCTCATCCAGCGCAATCAACACCGTCTCCGGGTAAAACGCCCGGCCAATCTCGCAAAACCGCTTCGCAAACGAAGCCACCGCCACATGCGTATACCCGGCAACGCCTTGCCCGTCCTGCTTAGCCATCACGCACCTACCCATGGCGTCACAATCACCTCGCCAAAGCCCTGCCAAATATTGCTCTGCGTTGCAGTGCCAGCCGTGCTCGGTGCAAACGCAGTATTAAACAACAGCAACGCCGCCGCCTCATTCGACGGCCCGCACACCAATGTGTTAGGCATTATATTCAACGGCTTGCCGTTATCCGCCGTAATATTCCGCATCGCTGCCCTGGCCAACGCATAATTCGTCGCGTTTAATGGCTGGTTGCTCGCATAGGCATACTGCCAAAACCCATAGCCCGCATTCACCCGCGCATCCACGCCATAGCGGAACTCTTTCCGGTTAAACACTAACTCATCGGTATCACCCATCATGCTGATGAACCGATAGTCCAAGCGCTTCTGGAAAATCAGAGGTTTCAGCGCCCGCCGCGTGTCCAGCAGATACCACCACGGGCTAGAGCCGCTGGAATTAATATTCGACTGATAGGTCAGTCCCGCGCCTTCATTCACCTCGGTCGGATGGTTGGCATTAAAAAACGGCTGCCCGTCATAACACAAATTAGTCGTGCCACTAGCCATCAATGCAAAAACCAACGCATCCGGATGCTCCCGCGCATCCATCCCCAACTGAGTAAACACCGGCGTATACAAGCCATAAGTGTCATCCATAAAATCGTTGCGCGAGATCACCACCGTGTTCTCAAAGTCACGGTTCACCAAGGTATATTGATGCGCTTCCAGAGACTGCAATGTCCTGTCCCCGAACCACTCCCTAAACCATGTCGTCCGCCCCATCCAAGGATACATCTCCTGCTTGGTCGTGCTCGTGGTCAGCGTCGCCACCTTATCGTAATGACTCGGTGCCAGATCAAAGCCATTCTGAAACGCCATCTGGAAGCCCGTAAAAGCCGCCAATAAACTACTCTGATTAATTTCCACAGATCACACTCCCCAATTAAGCAATATTGACCCACACGCCAGCACTATCCACATTGATGATAGTTCCCACCGCACTCGCCCCGGTAGACGTCGTTGTCACCGTGTTATCATCCATCGCGTAAGCCATAGCCCCCACGCTGGCCAACGTAATACTGGCACCGTTGTTAAAGCGGAACGCCTTGCGCCGCTGCGCAATCACCGTCAACGCCCCCGCCGCGCCCGTGCTATTGTTGCACTGGAATTCCGCCACCCCCACGCACGCCAAACCCGAAGCCAGCGACATAGGCACCGCATAGCCCGACGCGTTAACGCCCACCAACGCCCCGGTATAAATCACCGCTGCCGCCGCCACCGGATAGCCTTGCTTGTAGCCATCCTGCATCGGTGTGTTACGGTCTGCTGCCAAAGCCGTCATAATCAGTTACCCGCCATTTTAAGTTTATGTGCCAAGAAAGCCTCATGGGACACCCCCATGGCGGCCGCCACCTCTTTTTCCGCTGCCGACAATGCCGCCGTGTCCTGCCCATCATCCAGCGGTGCCTTGCCGCCAGACTGCATCCCGTTCAATGCCGCCACCGGCACCGCCTTGTCCAGATAGCTGCGCAGCTGCTCGACCGACAAATCCTTGGCCCATGCTTGAAGCTGTGGGGTCGGCAACTTGGCCTGGTTGTCCGCAATCAACCGATCAATCTCCGCGCCGATCACTTGGCTGGACAGGGCCGCCAACTGCTCCTGCATCTCGGTCAGTGCCGACAGCGGCACAAACCGGGTCGGGTCAGGATTGCCCGCCAAAGCGGCCACCTCACTGGCTTGGGCGGTCAAAAAAGCCCGCAAGCCATCTCCGCCACTAATAAGGGCCTTGACCTTATCCAGTTCGCCGCCGATCTCCTCCGGTGTCGAAGTCAGCGGCAGGTTCAGTAAATAACAGATAGATGTGATTAAAGATTCTTTATCCATGGTGTTGTCCGTGTAGAAGAAATTGAAATGCGCCGCAGCCAGATCATTCAGGCCGTCCAGCGCGGGATAATTGACCAGTGCCGCCATCGGCAATCCGGTGATTGCGCCGGTGTTCTTGTCATAGCTGATCACCGGGCTGATATAACGGTATTCACGGTTTTCTATCATTT